AGTTCCCCCGACGCACTCCCAATCGAGGTCGCGGAAACTCTGGTTACTTTATCTACCCAACACTTCGCCAAATTCAGCCTGAATTAGTGAGACAATGGGAAGATGCATTTAGCACAATCCTTAAAGAATGGGATAAGTAATGGCCGGTAGTAGAACCCTTAAACTTTCAATTCTTGCAGATGTTGATGATTTAAAAAAGAAGTTAGACACCGGATCAAAAGATGTTGAGGGCTTTGGCGGTAAATTAGAGAAGTTTGGAAAGGTTGCTGCTGCCGCTTTTGCTGCTGCTGCCGCAGCTGCCGCGGCTTATGCGGTTAAGTTAGCCGTCGATGGCGTTAAGGCTGCAATTGAAGATGAAGCGGCTCAACTTAGATTAGCCAATGCGCTTCGCAATGTAACCGGCGCGACCGATGCACAAATTGCAGCAATTGAAGAACAAATTCTTAAGATGTCATTGGCTTTTGGCGTTGCTGATGATCAACTTCGTCCAGCGTTTCAGCGGTTAGCAACGGCTACGGGTAATTTAAGTGAAGCGCAAAAAGGACTAGAATTAGCTTTAGACATTAGCGCTGCAACCGGCAAAAGTGTCGAAGCGGTAAGCAACGCCTTAGGTAAAGCTTATGAGGGCAACACTACGGCTTTAGCTCGACTTGGCATTGGTATGAGCACAGCCGAAATCAAGACTCTTGGACTTGATGGCACTATGAAGCAATTGGCTCAGACTTTTGGAGGAGCTGCCACCGTTCAAGCAAATACGCTTGAAGGTCAAATGCAAAGATTAAAAATCCTATTCCAAGAGACCCAGGAATCGGTTGGTCAAGGTTTATTGCCAGCCGTCAAAGGTTTTATGGATTATGTCACCAATGTATTTATCCCAATGCTTATCAGAGCAAAGGATCAAGCAATTGAACCTATCAAAAAAGCTTTTGCCGACAATCGCCAAGAATTAGAAGCTTTGTGGAAATTCACCAAAGAATATTTAGTCCCAGTTTTTGAAGTGATTTTAGTTCAAGCGATAACCCGAGTAGGACAAGCAATCGCTGGTATAACAAATATTATTGGCGCTGTTATGCGCGGAATTGAAACTTTGGTTAATAGCGTCATTGGCGGTATTAATGCAATCATTAGCGCATATAACAAAATCCCTATATTGCCGGATGTTAAGCTAATAAATAAAGTTGATTTTATTGGCGATAAGGATGGAAAAGTTGGTGGGGTTGAATTGCCGTTTGGTGGCAAATCTGTAACCGGGAGTGGCACTTCGACGGGGACGCCAAGCGTAATTACGACTGATACTGGTAGCGGTAATGTCGCGGCCACTACTTCGGCGGCTACTTCAACTGGGAGACCAACAGTTACTACCGAAGTTTCTAGAGTCGTTCCCGAAATGCCTACGCTTGGAACTTCTAGTCTTATCGGTGGCCGATTTACTGGCCCCGGACTTTCACTCGATCCGGATATGGTTGCTCCTCGAGTTACGGTGAATGTCAATTCGCCGAGCATCATCGATCAGAATGGATTCACAGCTGCCGTTGTCGATGCCTTCAATCAAGTCCAAGCAAGAACCGGCGGAGGAGCTAGCCGCCTAGTCGCGCTATGACACTTTGGAATCCGGTCTATCGGGTCAAAGTTAATGGCACTACGGCCACTTCCGCGACGCTTGCTGGTCTAACAGTTACTTCGGGTCGCACCGATATTTATTCACAGCCAATCGCCGGATATTGCAATTTGACATTAATTGAGACAAATGAATCGGCCATAACTTATGATGTAAATGATTCAGTAACAATCGAAGTCCAAGACTCAACCGGCACTTATGTCAATTTATTTGGCGGATTTATTACAGATGTCACTATCGCAATCCAAACCGCGGGTTCTACGGCAACTAGCCAACGGATTAACATAATCGCCGTTGGGGCTCTTGCCCGATTAGCTAGAGCCGTCTACACCGGCAATTTTGCCCATCAATTTGATGGCGACCGAATTTATGAATTACTTGAAGGCGTTCTATTTGATACTTGGGCGGAAGTCCCGGGCGCTCTAACTTGGTCAACTTATGACGCAACTGAGCAATGGCAAGATGCCTTAAATACCGGATTGGGACAAATAGATCAACCGGGAGATTATGAGCTTCACAGCCAAAATAATTTAAATGACACTGTTTATAATCTAGCAAGTCAATATGCGACTAGCGGACTGGGTTATCTCTACGAGGACGCACAAGGGCGTATCGGTTATGCCGATTCGACGCACCGGGCGCAATATCTAGGTTTAAATGGTTATGTAGATTTGGATGGCAATCACGCCTATTCGACCGGCTTGCAAATTACTAAGCGGGCTGGAGACGTTCGAAATAGCATAACTATTGGATACGGTTCAACTGGCACTCAAACGGTTACGGATTCCGACCCAGCATCGATTACCCTTTATGGTCAATTAGCTAGCACCATTCAAACAACTTTGCGCAATCAGCAAGATGCCGAAGACCAAGCAGCGTTCTATTTGCTTATTCGCGCTTATCCTGAATATTTGATGCGTCAAATATCTTTTCCAATTCATTCAACGGAAATCGATAACAGCGACCGGGATTCTTTGCTTGAAGTCTTTATGGGTATGCCGGTCAATATCGTCAACTTGCCAGCCAATATGGTTAATGGCGAATTTCAAGGATTCGTCGAAGGCTGGACTTGGACGGCTTCATATAACCGACTTGACCTTCAAATGACTGTTTCGCCAATTGCATTTAGCCTTCAAGCTTTCCGCTGGAATTCAGTCCCGGCTACCGAATACTGGAACACTTTGTCTAACACTTTGGAATGGTTAGACGCTACAATCGTCGCCTAAAGGAGAACAATGCCAACAACATCAAACTTTGGCTGGACAACGCCAGCCGATACAGATTTAGTCAAGGATGGCGCAGCTGCAATTCGCACTCTTGGCAACGGAATTGATACGAGCTTTTTAGATTTAAAGGGTGGGACTACCGGCCAAGTTTTATCAAAAAATTCAAATACTGATCTTGATTACACTTGGATTACACCTAATGTCGGAGATATAACTGAGGTTCAAGCTGGAACTGGAATTTCAATTTCTTCTGGAACTGGGCCAATTCCAGTAGTAACGAATACTGTGGCAACAGCCTTTGACGCAGCTGGTGATTTAGTTTATGGAACGGGTGCAGATACTTTCACAAAGCTTAGTCTTGGAACTGCCGGTCAAGTTTTGACGGTTAATTCTGGTGCGACCGCTCCGCAATGGTCAACTCCTGCTGCTGGAGGAAAAGTGCTTCAGGTAGTTAGCGCGACCTCAACTACCGCTACCACTATTACGACCGATACTATGGCAGATACAGGAATTACCGCAACCATAACTCCTACCGCTTCTAATTCCAAAATTCTTGTTTTAATTAGTGCGGCTATAAATATCAAAAGAACTAACACCGATATTTTTGCAGGAGCCCAATTAATGCGCGGTGCGACTAAGATTGCTGATTGGTTTCCATCTTCTTCATCAAGATTTGTAGGCATCGAAGCAACGGGGGCAACTTATGTCGCTCTTACAAATCAAAACTCAATTGTTTATTTGGATTCGCCAGCAACTACTTCTTCAACGACATACAAATTACAAGCGCAAATTGAAAAAACTACTAACAGCGCAAGCATTATTTTCCAACCAAGCACCGCGCCATCAACAATCACATTGTTAGAAATAGGAGCATAAATGGCAACCGCATCAGAGGTTTTAGGTTTTCTTATTCCAGACGGCGGTTATGTTTTACGCGGTGAGGATTATGAAGGAATTGAATTTGTCAGTTGCGAACCAATAACTAAGGCGCAATTTGAAACAGGATTTGAGCAATATGATTCTTGGCTCGCTGGAGTAATTGCAGCCAAAGAAGCCAAGCGATCGGCAGCACTAGCCAAACTTCAGACTCTTGGACTTGATGAGGATGACCTAAAAGCACTTGGTCTTTAGGCACAATTCCCAAACATTATGCCCAAACTGTGTAAAGCCGGAATCCAGTTGCGAGAGCAGCTAGACGATGAATATCCATCAAGGTCGCGGAAAAGTGATGGCTGGATTGGCGACTCTAGGCACTCAGCTCGTAAATCGGATCATAACCCGGATGAGAACGGAATTGTTCGCGCAATAGATGTGACGGCCGATTTGGGAAGTCATCCGGAAGAAGCCCATTCAGTAGTAGACAAGATTCGCAAAGTTGCCAAGCAAGGCGACAAGCGAATTAGTTACATAATCTTCGATGGGCGTATTTGCTCAGCGATGCTCAATTGGAAGTGGCGCAAATACAAGGGAATCAATCCACATCGCACTCACTTTCATATTAGCTTTACAACTCTCGGGGATAACGATGGGTCTTGGTTTGACCTAGAAGGAGAACGCAATGTCAAGCGATTTAAAAAAGGCCGCCGAAAGCTGGCTAAAGACATTCATAGCAACAGCCCTAGCGACTTACCTAGCGGTGGGATTAGACATCGAAGCGATTGCCAATGCCGCTGTGGTCAGCGTAATTCCGTCAATAATCAATTGGCTCAATCCTAATTACGAGCGTTACGGAAAAGTTCGGTAATGGAAGCCAACGCGATAGCCGGTTTCGTAGCGTCAGTTTTAGGATCAATTGGCCTACTAATAGCCGGCCTTCGCTACATAATAAAACTTGAAAATCTTCCACTAATTTCGCGACTCGACAAGTTAGAATCGACCCTTGAAACAGCTTTGAGGGAAAGGGTTGTCGGTGCCAAGAAAACGCGTCGCTAAAAAGAAACCAGTCAAGCGTCGCCGCACAGTCAAAGAATTACCGACAAAACTTGATTTTTGGGCAATTGCTTGCCAAGAGATTTACAAGTCTTGCCGTAATGCCGGAATGGATGAAGGTACAGCTCTCGCTTTTGCTATGGATCGAAGTAGTTGGCCGGATTGGGTTATCGACCCCAACGACCCAATAAGGAAAATCGGCTGGGAAGATGGCGAAGAAGACATTTGACCTATTTCCGGGAAGTCGAACTCTTTGAGGCGCTGAAGGCGGAATATCCCGACCTAACGCCCCTCTCAGCGACCGACCGGGTTGATGGAGTCACTCACGACTCGTTCATTGAGCTTAAATGCCGTAGAACGCATTACGACCGGCTAATGATTGAGAAGCACAAGTGGGATTACTTGGCCGAAATAAGGGCTAGAACGGCCTCTAGGACGCTTTATATCAACGCAACGCCAAAAGGTATCTACGAGTTTGACTTAGGGTCTCTAAACGAGCCTGAATGGGTTTTAAAGGTATTGCCTACTAAGACCGATTTTGCCGGGTCAGAGAAGGTCGAGAAGGCCGTTGGGTTTATTGATATCCGACACTCCCGGTTATTGCTTATCTAAATCCATTTAGCCTTATATGCTTTAACCCTAAATCTATTTAGGTTTAGGGAACGGGAGCATAAATGATAAATAAACCGGCATTAATTCAATTTGATACACAAGCCGGAGCTTGGACGGATGGTAAGAATTGGGTAAAAGGCTCAATAATCCGTCGATACGCTGTTGAAAAGTTAGGCCGTAAAGGATCAACAAGAGGCCGACTTTCAAGGGCTGAAATCTCAGCTTATTTCCTAGATACCTACGGGGTCAGCGCCGATGTCAGCTGAATTATGGTTTCAGATATTCGTTGTTTTAATGGCTATATGGGCTGGAATATCAATGTTAATAAACGCATCGAACACAAAGGCAGATAAGGCTTTCGCTGCTGGATATGAAAGGGGTCGCGCCGTTGGACGAGCTGAACGACAGAGGACTCAATGATTGGATTGAGTTTGCCCAAGACACTCTTAACAACCGGGGATTCGAATATGGTGATCCGCGGTGCAACCTATTTCGCATTTACGAACTATGCCGCACCCTCGGTATTCAGCTCAGAGACCCATCTGAGTTGGCATTGGTGTTTATCGCGACGAAACTCTCAAGAATGGTGGAAAGCCCGATGCGGGAGGATTCGTATCTCGATCTCATTGGATATTCCGCTATCTTGGCTAGAACCCGATTTACCGATTGGAGCGAGTTTGGCTCTTTTGAGGAATAACAACCCGCATCAATATTGCGATTATTGCAAGGCTAGATATGCCCATTGCAAAAGTGGCAATGAATTAGCGTCGGGTGCAAAGAAGGTCGCTTATTGGAAAGTAGTTAGCGAGCATCCAAACCGCAAGAATCAAATCAGATTCTATTGCTTGGAGTGCGCTCAAGACATTCAGCAATGGCCGGATGGAACCTTTTACTCATTAAAAGAACAGTTAATGGACGCGCTGAAATCAACAGCTCGCCGGGAGGCAATAAATGTCGAATTACCTAGATGATTATGTGAATGTCCAAGATAGATTGAAAGCGTTTATCAAGGACTTTCCAGATTACAGAATCAAAACACATTGTTTAGCGGAATCATTAGTAAAGGAGTGCGATGTCTATATCGTCAAAGTTGAGTTATATCGAACTGAAGCTGATCCGCTTCCTTTTGCAACGGGTCTATCGACGGAGTTCAAGAGCAAGCAATATGCATTGGAACTTGCAGAGACGGGCGCTCTTGGACGAGCTCTCAATCTCGCTGGATATTATGCAAAACCGACACCCGCTAAACCAGTCGCAAGCCATCAGAAGCCAATTGAGACGACAAGCAAAAAGTTAGCTGAATTCGTCAAAGAACAAAGGCCAAATGACCCGGAGCCAATTCATCACAATATTGATTACCTAGTCGAACAATTAGGCGCTGAGATAGCCGATGAAGTGCCAATCTGTAATCACGGCGCAATGGTGCTCAAGACTGGCGTTAAAGATGGCAACGAATATCGAGGCTGGGTTTGCGCATCGAGAGATCGAGAGGCTCAATGTCCGGCTAAATGGATGAAAGTTGGAGCGGATGGTAAATGGGAATTTCGTAAGTGAATTTAGATATCCATCCGTTTAAGTGCACAGGCTGTAAATCCGTCACAGCCCAAAGACTGCTCCGGACATTTGATTGCCAAGATGTTCCGGACAGTCCGGCGGAAGTGTGGTTGATTGAATGTCAGCGATGCTTCGAACAGCGCATTATCTATCCAGCCGAACGGGTAGCCAATAAGGAAGATGACATTGTTAGATGCAAATGTGGTAATTGGAAGATGAAGTCGGCTAAATGCCGAGTTTGCTCAATAGCTGCTGGAATTGAGACAATTAAGCGTCGGGTATTTACTGGACATACGGATTATGAGGTTGATGACCTTGCCGAACTATGATTTCAAATGCCCTAAATGCCAAGTCTCAATTGAGCAATATTTTCATATTTATACCAATGCGACCTTATGGTGTCAGCCTTGCCAAGTGCCTATGGAACGGCAATTCTCAGCTCCTGCAATCATCTTTAAAGGAGATGGATGGGCCGGAAAAGACAAATAGCGGATCATTGCCCTAACTGTGAAAATCAGTTAGACAATCATCTCGCTTGCTGGTGCAATAACGAATGTTGCGATGAACGCTGGGAGCGTCAGATGTCTAAATGCCCAGCCAATATCCACAATGACGAATATGTGGAGCAATTAATTAATTGGGGATTTAGCCTTGATTTCATAGCTCTCGACGCTGGCATCGATGTTGAATCCCTACGAATGAGATTTAGAAGAAAAGCCAAAAGGGAGAATTGGAATGGATATCAAAAAGCTAAGTTTGGAATTGGCTGCGATATCGCTGATTGCGGATGCTGCAAAGAAGCGTAAGGATGAGTTAAGAGCCCAATTACAAGGCCATATGGACACCATTGGAGCCGATAGGGTAAAAGCTGAATTAGATGGCGAAACTATTGCTTATGTCACCACCTCTA